CTGGGCGTACTCGGGCAGACCGAGCGAGGCCAGCCACTCCGTAATCGTGGCCACCTGCCTTCCCTCGCGGTTGCGCCAGAGCATGACACAACCACCATACAGGGCAACGACAATGATGCCACTTCGGTTTGCCGCGCCCGGTAGCCCAATGGCAGATCGGCGGGGTGGGGAATGACTCTTTGTGGCACATTCCGGCCATGTATCGCCCGAGCGGGCGGTTGTCTTGGAGAGAAATGCCAGTACCTTAGAGATAGTGCGTCAATTCGAGCGCAAATAGTCTTAGGGAGGCGCAGAACAACAACAGACGCAAGTTTCTACGTAGACTATGCGAGAATGAGTTTAAGCCAATACACCGAGCCAGCCTAAATCCATCCAAAATCTGGTACCGCATCAAAAAACTTGGGTGGACTAAAGAGCGCGCGCTCATTCGACATCCGCTTGGCCATTTGATTACCTCTGATAGCGGGGGCCATACTGGGCGTCCGTTTGCTTCATCTTTTCATACATCTTCATGTACGTTGTCTCGTCCACTCCGGAGATCCTCGCCGCATCCTTCTGTGCCGTCGTAAGACCCGTGGCACTAAGACTGCTGCCAGCAAACCGATCGTTGAAATGGTCGAAATAGGCGTCGCTATCGCGTGCCAGTTCTTTCTCCTGCGCCTCATAGAATGCTGCCTGCAACCTCGTAACATTGGCTTGCGTCGTCACGAGATGCGGCCGCGCCCGGAGCCATTCATGCTCCCGCACGGTCAGTTGCGTCATCGAATCGATGATTTGTTCTGGCGTCAACTGCTGTTGTGCTTGCTGCAGATAACCTTGTTGCTGCTTTATGTTCCGCTCGTCCCAAGCATCTTTGCCAGCTTCCAATTGCACAATCCGCGCCTCAGCTCGGGATATTGCTCGCTGCGCCTCGCCCGCGGCGTACATATCGCCGAGTCTCATGGCCTCCGCGTATTTCGCTTGCGCTAGCTCGGCGTCCGACTGGGCATGACCAAGGGCGTTCACCACGCTGTCGTATTGCGCTTGTTCCCTCGCAGCTCTCTCGACCTGCAGTTGGGCTTCCCACTGATTGGTCATTGTTGTCTCCTAACATTCACCATGTAGTTCGCGCTGGCAGCGCCACGGTTTTTGAGGCCACCTCTGTCTTCTCCGGGATCCAATATTCCTTCGACAGGAATTTTCGGCTCAACGCCTGCGGGCTCAGCAAGTCTTTATTTGGAGCTGGCTGCGCTGGCTGCGGCGACGCTTCCGCTCGAAGCCTAAAGCCGCCGCCCTCGCGCGTTTGCTCGTCGCTGAGCACGGGTTTGTCGCGCAACTGCAAACGCGAGAAAACCGGCTGCTCAACATTAGGATCGTACCATTGGCTGTCGGGGAATGAACTGCTGTAAATGCGCGCCATATCCGACATCGGCTGCGGCTTCTTGAGCGCCTCTGGAACATCATTATCGCCGTGCCGAGCCGCCTCAGCAGCAAACGCTGCGGCATATTCCGGGTCGCGCTCTGCCCTATTCAGCAAATTGATAAGCGATTGACGGCGCTCCCTCGATAGCTGCGCATCTCGTTGCAGTCGATAGATACGCCGCTGCTCGTCATCCACAATATTGCTCTCAGCGGCGTCATATTTCGCCCAGACCACCGGCGCAACGCGGTCTAGGAGTTGGTAAAAATGGGGAAAGGCCCCCCTTCGGACACTATTTGATAAGTGACCTTCAGAGGCCAATGTCAATCGCATGTCTTGGTGATATGGCTGGGCCATCGTTTATTTCCCATGATCCGAACTGGCGTCAGGAACCGGGAGTTGTTCCATTGTCCGCTTGACGCCGCTGATTTTACGAGCGCTCGGATGCATGCTGTCGGCAAAAGCCGAAGGCCTCACCTCCTGCAGCGCCGCGCCCGATGCGATGGCCTGCTGTTTGATCGCCACAGCACCACGCGCCCGCACCTGATCATCCTTCTGCGCCTTCTCGTGCCAGGTTATGGGCCGGGCCATGAGCACCATGCCTTCGACCCTGACCTCGCTGCCATCCCTGCCAGTCCCAAAGCGATCGAACTTTCCGTCAAAGTCGCCCGTGATCACGGGCTCGAAACCGCGCCGGGTAAATCGCGAGACGTGTCCAGGCTGCGGCTGTCCGAGTATTGATTCGCTGATCCATTGGAGCGCAAAGCCCTCAGGCCATTCTTCCTTCGGGATCCGCAATCTGTCGTCGCCTTCGTCGCTGGTCGGCATTTCTGAAAGAGGCCGACGAGCATCATGGCGCGGTCTGCCGTTGCTACGCATCGGCGCGCGATCAAGCGGGGCCGAACGCACAGGGGCCGAGGTCTGCGACTCAACGGGCGTCTGCTCGACGGCCGCTGGCTCGGCTGGTTCCGACCGGAGTGAAAAGGGCGATGCATTCTTATCGGTCATTTTGTTCTCCTAGTCGGCGGCTTGTAGATTCCCATCCGCCTTTCGAGCAGTTCAAAATAGACGTCGCTCCCGCGCTCGACGCCGTAACGCAGCAGGAAAAAGTAACACTCCGTCAGCCGGTTTGCTATCTCGGGCGTAACACCTTTCGGCCAATGTCGATTCATCCACTCAACTTCGGAAGGCCACGGGGCCGGATTCTTCGGGTCCAAGCCAGCGTTCGGATCGGGTTTTGATTCGAGCGTCGGCTCGGCGGGTACCGGATCCGATTGGACAGGTTCAGATGGCACCGAACCCGGCTGAGTGACCGACGCAACAAATGCATCGACCCGCGCGCTCAACTCGTTGATTCGCTCTTGAACGGCCGCCTTAGTGGTGGGCTTGGCTTCTTCCAACAGCTTCGAGGGCTGTTGCGGCGCGGCCTTACGCGGGCGGCCGGTGCGACGACCGTGACGAGCATGGCGCTGAAGAATCGAGTCAATAGTTGGCGGCCTTAAACCGTAGCGCTCGGCCAGCTCGGCCACGGTTGCACCCGCGGCGTACACCTCAATCAGAGCCTGATTCCGCGTTGCGTTGCGAGTGCGATACTTGCGCGGGCGGCCCCTGATTACACCTGGCGCTTTCGGGGTTATATCCTTCACCGTAGGCATCCGCCACCGTGGCCGTCGAAGGTGGTCACCGGGTTTGCGCAGCTCTACGTCAGAAGCCATTAGAATCTGCCACACACCCCACTTTTTGAGCCCATATCGCTTCGCCAACGTCGCGAGAGAAGCGCCACCCCTATATTCGGCAGCGATCGTCGTACTCTGCGACAAGACAGAAGCGGGCAGCCGTTGGGTGCCAGTCGATCCCTTCGGCCGACCGACCGAGCGGCGCGGCAACTCGAAGGGCGACGGCGTAAAACCCGGCATCGCGGCGTTGAGGCCTTCCGCCAGAATGTGTCGGATGGCAAGCGATCGGCTCCAACCCCTTTCGGCGCGGAATCGGTCCAGGTGCGCGACCAGCGCAGTCGGAAATTGAACGGCGCACAGGACAGCCGATTCCCCTGGCGGGAGCTTGCGAGGGCGGCCGGAGCTTCGTTTGGACTTGGCACCCTCGTTGGAATCGAGCACCTGCAGCATTCAGGGCACACCATTATCACGATCGGCGGCGCTCATCCAATCGCCACCTCAACGAACAATCCGGCGTTCCGCACCAAGCCCAAATCGCGTAGCCGCTCCACCCCCTCGGCCAAAACTTTATTGGCCTCCAAGCGCTCCACGGCCGACGGCTGCGGTTTCTTGGCGGTGATAAGGTTCCAGCCCGCTACAGGCTCCTCGGGGCGATCGATACCGAGGACGGCCCACGAATCGGCGCCGATGGCGGCGAGATCGACGTAGCGCCACCCAGGCTGACCCTGGTTCTTGCCACGGACCTGGCTATGAGCAAGGAGGAGCCGAAAGATTCGCGCTGTCGGTGGATCGAGGTTGAGACCCGCCGTCAGCTCCTCAAGATCGACACGGCGATCAAGATCAGCCTCACGCTGTTCAGCTAAAAATGCGTCTTTGTCGCGCCCTTGGGGCACCGGTATTTGCTGCGGTGTTGGCGCATTAGTAAACAAGGGGACATCAGATTGTTGCGCTTGCGCTTCGCCCTCCACGAAATCGGCTTCCCGTTTAGCTATTTCCTCTTCACGCATGATATCATACGTCGTTTTGCTGAGCCTCGCTCGAAACTCGCTCGTCACCGTCTTGACCTCGGCGTCAGTCAGCCGTTTGCCCCACTTAGCATGACGCGATCTAATTTCGGCCGCAGTCATTACTCGCGACGCCTTTGGCTTAGCCGCCTTTGCGAGTCGTTCCGCGTCACGTTTGGCCTTAACTTCAGCGAAATTCGTCATGCGTCCAATGTCCCCGCATGCTCATCATAGGCGCGGACACAAGCCGATTTGGCCTCTTCCTCGCTGTCACCCACGCCACGTGCCGCCATCTCATCGTCGTGGTAGAGCGCCCAATCCCAGTCACCGTAGCGCATTTGGCAGACTTTCAACAAATAACCGCCACTGAGAGTAGCGATCTCATATGCGCGCCCATCAGGGATCCAACGTATCATAGTCATCATCGCCCTTTCTTCGGTGCCGCCGTGCGATGCGCGATCGATTTGTCAGCAATGACAGCCTCCAACATAATCATTTGCTGATGAATCTTAGTCAGCTCCGACAGAAGCGTGTCATAGCGCACGCTCTGATCCTCCAGCAACGAATGCATCGACTTCATCAGCGCAAGAATCTCTTCCATCATTGCACCAAATGCTCGTGACGCACACACTCAATCGGCGTACCGTGCTCCAAAATCCACGCGAGAACCTCTTGCCTGGTCACACGCTTCTGCTCCTCGGTCTCGACGGCCAAACGTTCGTAAAAATGACCTGGTAAATAATACTCCATCACTGAATGTGCCCCCAGAGCAAATGCCATTTGTTCTCCAACACGTCGAGGGCCGCGTCGATACCGGTCGCCGTCTCGATCGTAGCGCCAGCCGCGGTGAGTTGCTGATGACATGCCCGTTGAGCGGGCGAGAGCCCATTGCGACCGACCTTGAGTTCGAGGCCGTAGAGGCGACCTTGATAGACGATGAAAATATCGGGGATTCCCGGCTTTGCGCCTGCGGCCTTGAGCAGGGCTGCCGTTATGCGGTTGCGCTGCCCACCGTTTGGGGTCGCCCAGTAGGTGGCGCCGGAAACCAAGCGCAGATCGAGATGAGAAATGATGGCGCGCTGTAAGTCGTCTTCGAGATGGCGATGGGGTCTGCGGACCGGCCGCTCTGGGGCTTTGCCATGGCGCTGGGGCCAGGCGACCGCACCGCGCATGACCGGGAGACTACGCTTGACCCACGGGGCCCGGCAAGACGAAAATAACAGCGGCCAAAAACACGGTCGGGCTCCAAGTCAGGGCAGTACAGCGGGCGGGTCTAGGGTCGCCCGTTTCATTTGTCGGTCGCGTGCCGCCGCGCCTCGTCATCGGCAAGATTCAAACGAGCAACGTCGGCAATGCCAGCGCCCGCGGCTTTCAGTTGGGCAAGGCGATTGGCACGGGCAGCGCGAAGGGACGCGAGCGTCAGCACTGGCGCCTCATCGTTGGCGTTAAAACCCAACTCGATCCAGTACCACTCAAGCGCCATACCGGTGCCTCGATCACATCAGTAGTGACTTGCATGGTTTCACCGCTTGCACATGGTACTCGGCCGATGTGCTGTGCATTGTGAGCACAAAGCTAAGGCCTAGGTATAGGATTTCTGCCTGGTTTTAATTTGCAACTGGACTGCGCAGCGGGAGTGGGCGCGGTCGGCGGCGGTGGTTTTTCCACTGTTTCCAGTGAACATCGGTCATGTTAAGATTTCATTTCGTCGTTTTGAGTCTCGCAATGATGAAAGTGCGGAAGCTGCCGTGTGCCACAGCATTTCTATTTGCAATAACGACGGCCACCGCCGGGCCGTTTGAGCCGACGGGTGCCCACTCTGTCGAATGCAAGGAGATCACGGCGCGGCTAGTTGAGGCGACGGGTGCGGCCCTCGATGGCTACTCCCCTTCTGGAAATAACGTTTTTTTCAAGAAGCCCGGCATGCTGTTGATTTGCCAGAGCCACCGATATACCGGTGTTTCGCTCAACTGGGATGAAAGCGGTTTTCCTCCAAACGCTTGGTTTAGACTACTAGCGAGAGCGGGCAAGGCGGTCACCGGCGTTGACGTGGAAACCTTGGAGGCTGAATCCCACAAGTGCCATCGTGCAGCGCTGAAGGACGAAAGTGAGCTAGCAGACATTGATATCCCGAACGCGAAGATCGAATGTCAGGCGTTCACGCGTGACGGCGGTGGGGTGGTCATCCACATTTGGATGAACGACCACGAAGCACGAAAGGGCATTGAGGAGCCCTAAAGCGCCCCTGTGAACCCTCCAAACTGCCCGTCAGGGCTCGGTCAACACTTATCGATTCAAGAAACCCCTGTGCCGCAACGGGTGGTTAGGGTCGTCACGGGAATCCAGGGGTTTTTTGCCTCAAACATTTTCTCTGGCGCCTCGGCGCACGCACGCCCGCGGTCGCCCTTCCTCCCAAGCGGCTATCTCGCCGCTCTTGTGGTCGCGGCACTACGCCCGTTGCCACCACGGCTGCGATAGAAGGTGACCGGCCGAGATCTCGTCATGTATTAATGCTCTGTGCTTTAACGGTTGTTGACGCGCAAAATAACTCACGCGGCACACTGAGGCCGCACGCTCGCATCACCGCAAACGCCACAGCACGGGCGACATCAGGTGCAAGCTCTGGCGCCTCGCGTGAAACGGCGCTGATGGCTTCCCGGGCACGCGCTAAGTCGATGGATTTGCGACCGCGCCATCCGGGGTCCTTGCCATCGTGGCCGTTGGATCGCGGTTGTTTGTTGCGCTCTCTGTACCAACGCCACACGTTGGTCACATCACACATTTCTGCGCGACGCGCGGGCGATAGGGTTTTCATTGCTGCTTGTACCGCTTCCCAATTGGCAGCAACGGCCATGCAGCAATGCCTTCGTGTTTTTTGCAAATCAGAAAATCCATGCTCAGCCATCCAAGCAGAGAAAGCCCGGACATATTTTACCCCACGCGGGCGCGGGGTCTTTACTTTTTCCATGCACAGTCGTTGCCCAACAAGTAACGCAGCGCCGACTAATCTGTGGTCGCTCAACAAACTTTTGGTAGCCCGTAATCTGCGCCATGCTGAGACGCCTGCGGCAATTGTTGATTGGTCATAGGCCGCATCACGTTCGCGCCGTTCGCGTAGCTCGCGCTCGTCGGCGGCGGGATCGTCAGGAATTTCAACACAGGGTTCGGCAAGGCGCGTCGAATGCGGTGTGCGGACGGAGACGGGCGCGGACGCGGGCGCTGGTTTGGGTTGTTGTAGCGGCGCGGTGTTGCGGGCGGCGTCGGCGAGGATGCTCTTGGCGATGCGGTGCTCGCGGACGTGCGCGTCAAGGAGAACGTCGTGTTCAGTTGGTTGAGGGTTCATGACGTTGTCCGTCGGTTGGGGCGGGACGTCGAGAACGCGAAAGCGCCACAGCGAGCGCTCGCGGGGAGATAGCGGCAGCGGCGATTTGGCGAGCCAAGCGACCTGGGGCAGGGTGATCGGTCGATAATTCTGGTACCCCTGATCGCCCTTGCGCGCCCAATCGGGGACGCGGCGCTGGCGCAATCGCGAACGGTCCGCGGCCGCTTTGAAGCGCGCACGAAATTGGCGAAATCCTGCTCCTCCCTGAAGCATAGGCAGCGAAGATAGAGTAAAAGTTTGGGCGTGTACAATGCAGGACTGAACTTGGAAGGATCCAACAAATGTGTTTGGGGCGGGGAGCGTTCGCTTATCGCCTCAGCGAAAGGTCGGTGCGGTTGAGATGAAGCCCAGCCCAGTGGGGCGGATCTCTTACCATACGCTTGGGCGGCCCCGGGCAAAATCCGTCACCTCCGTCCTGAGCACATAAGCGACTGCCTTCTCAGCCAGCCCGGCTTCGGTGCAGTGGTGGGCGAGCAGCGCAGGTTGGTTCACCGCGATCTCGGGGAAGCGGTCTTCAAGCGTTGCGACAATGTGAGCATGTAATTGTTGGCGCCGGCTACGCAACAAGGTGTGGTACGCCGCATCCTGCACCAGCGCGTGCTTGAAAGTGTACTCCGCATGGGGTGGTGTTCCGCGCTGGAAGATCAGCTCCGCGCGAACCAGCTGCGCCAAGGCGTCGTCGAGTCGCGGGTGAGGAATTGCTGAGACCACGTTGATCAATTCGTACGAGAATTGCCGCCCGAGCGCTGCGGCAATTTGCGCTACGTCCCGCGCCGCCCCCAGGCGATCAAGCCGTGCAAGAAGCGATGCATGCAGCGATGTCGGGATCGCCGGAGGCGCTACAGGGCCGCTTACCGTGTAACAGTCCCCGGTGTCGGTGAGGATGCCGCTCTCCACCACGGCCTTGGTCAGCTCCTCGATGAACAATGGAACGCCATCTGTCCGATCGACGATCTGGTTTGAGATCTCCTTTGGCAGCGCCTTGCCGCCGGTGACGTCGACGATCATCTCGGCGGCCTGCCGGCGCGGCAGGCGATTGAGCGTGAGCATCGTCACATGAGGGCGTCCGATCCAGGGCGCCGCGAACTCCGGCCGGAAAGTGATGAGCAGCAAAACACGCAACGTAGGTATTCGATCGATAAGGACGTCCAGCGATTCCCGCGTGGTGGGATCGCTCCAGTGGACGTCCTCGAACACCATCAGGACGGGCTGCCGCGCTGACAATCCCTCGACTTGAGCGACTAGGGCGTGAAGCATCCTCTCCCTCCGCTTCTGCGCGGTAAGATTCATGGGCGGATAGCGGTCACCTGTCGGGATTGACAGCAGGTCCGCTAGCAGGGGAACGGCTTCGCTAAAGTCGTTGGTTCCTTGAGCAAACAGCGCCTCCAGCTTGTCGAGGCGTTGTTCGGCGGTGTCCTCGCGCCGAAACCCGGCCGCGCGTTCAAGCTGCGCAATGCTTGGATAGAGCGCGCTGTCCAGGTGGTGCGGCGAACAGAAATACCGCAGTCTAGTATGCGGTTCGTCGCTCACCCGCTCCGCAATGGTCTGTGCAATGCGGGATTTGCCGATACCTGGCTCGCCAGATACCAGCACCACACAGCCTTCGCCTCCCTTCGCTTGTTCCCAACGGCGCAGGAGCAGGTCGATCTCCTCGTAGCGGCCAATGAGCGGCGTGGTGGTCGCGCGCAACGCCTCGAACCGGCTCTCGGCACTGCCGGCGCCTAGCACCTGCCACGCGGGGACATCCTCGGCGAACCCCTTAAGAGTGACGGCGCCGAGGTCGCGATACTCGAATAGTCCGCCAGTCAGCCTGCGTGTGCTTGCCGCGATGACGACAGCAGCTGGCCCCGCCAAGGCCTGAAGGCGGGCGGCAAGGTTGGGCGTCTCGCCGACGACCGCCTCCTCTTGAGCAGCACCCGCGCCGATGAGGTCGCCGACCACAACGAGGCCGGTCGCGATCCCGACACGAATTTGCAGGGGGAAATCGGCTGCGGTTTCGAGCCTCGGCACCGCCTCGACTAGGGAAAGGCCGGTCCGGACGGCATGCTCGGCGTCATGCTCGTGCGCTCGCGGGTAACCGAAATAGGCCAGCACCCCGTCGCCCATGTACCTGGCGACGAACCCGCCATTGCGCTCGACCAATTCGGTGCAGCAGCGGTGATAGGTGGCAATGATGCTCCGCAGGTCCTCGGGGTCAAGCCTAGCCGACAGCGTCGTCGAGCCCACGAGATCACAGAACAAAACCGTGAGCTGACGACGCTCCGCGCCTAGTTGTGAGTCGGGTGAAACCGCCATCGCGGTTTGAAGCGTGGCCAGGGCGGGATCGCCAAGCTCGCGAATCGCCTTCAGCATCCTCCGGCGATGACCGAGCGAGACGCCGACTTTTTCGAGATCCTGGTCTGTCAGATCGGGAAGAATGTCGAAAGCGATATCATTTTCGGCAAAACGCTCAGTGTATTCGGACAGGCCGAGCGACGTCAGCCACTCCGCGATCGTTGACACAGTCTCAACCCTCGGCGGATATCGGCAACATTGTATGCCGAAGACGCGGCCATCGCATCCCAGCTCAACACCATTTAAGGGCGCGTTGCACGTTCGCGTCCGTACGTGCAACTGTCGGCGGACGCAGAAGCGTATCCCTCACAGCAACGAAGCGCGCTGGTGCGTTTATTTGGGTTGGAAGACTGTCGAGGGAGGGGTGAGACTGATTAGCGCGACCCTGAAGGCTCAGGTGCGTGATTCCGGGGTGGCTTTACGGGGATCGAGATACGAGAGGGCTGAGGCCTTTTGCTTCGACCCCGGGCCCCCTCGCGCGATCCGCTGCCTACAGATGAAGGGCGGGCTATAGCAGAGATGGGGGCGAATGGGTAGACGGATCCGGGGTGTTTGTGTCGTGGGGGTTTCTGGAATCGGCGCGGTGCTAGGTGGGCCCCAAAGAGGACCCGGATGGTGTGCCGATGCGGTGCGTCGGCGATGTGGCGCGGTGGTGCGTTGATACCATGGTGGGGTGGGCGCAGTGTAAATCCTGCCGCTCGGGATAGGTAATACGATATGGCAGCGGGGGTACTGGGGTACCCCGGCGCGGAAATGCTACCTGACCCAAAAGGTACTGGACGAGGCCCCCCACCGGCTGATCAGAACCTCCCCGAAATCGACGCGGCACAAGCGACAGGCCGGGCACCCCGGCGCGAACGCAGACGACGCGAATGCGAGTGAGAGAAAGGCCTGCGGCACAGCGATAACTTGCATCGCGATCTCATGATCAGGGATCATGGAGTTCTGATACAGGATCATTCTTGACCAGAATCCCTCCACGCAGAACTCGCTGCGGCACAGCGGTTTCTCGCATCATCAAACATCGCTATACGGATTTTTGACGGGCCGTGGTCTATGCTGCTCGCGGAATTGCTCTTCCAACGTGGGCTGCTGTGGTTCCTCAGGTTGTTTGAAGCCGGTCGTGAGCGGCAGCAAACCAGCCTGCTTGCGCTGCTCGCGATCGTGCCAGCGTTGCAAGCGCATCTGCGCTTTGGCTTGTCTCTCGGCTGGCGTGAGCTTGTTCGCACCGCCACAGCCGCCGTGATTCTTGCAAACCGTCGTCCCAGGCAATGCCCACTGTTGACACCGTCGACCTGCTTGTCGGGCCCTGGCGATGCATTGGCGGTTCGGGGGTGGACGAGGCGCGCCATGAGTAACAACCAGACCCGCGCGCCACATCGCGCGTATTGCTTCTATGCCTTTGGAACTAAACGCTTTTCTGTCTTTGTAGCTATCGCCGAGGATTCGCGCTTTCGTCCCCAAAGCTGGAGCCAAATCATCGAGCAAGTCGGTCATGTGCTGGTGGCAAAGTGGACGAACAGCATTCGCCAGATCGACCTGACTGGCCGTGATTTTGCCCTCTTTTCGCCATCTAGCGATCGTTTTCCGCGTAATTTGCCAGCCTTGGCACGTAACTCCCCGCTTTCCGCGCGTTCTGAAGGCGGAGCACCTTGTCTTCGTTGTTATTTTACCAGTCATTGGTTTTAAAAGGCTCGCGCGATTCAGCTCGTGCGATTCAGCGCCCGGTATCCTGGCCCTCCGCCATGCGCGATTTTTCTCGCCCCCTCTCAGGAAACCCCAACCGCCTGTACATTTCCGAATCTTCGGCAATACAACCTGGATGGTATCCTGATGGGCTGAGGGTGTGAGGTGGTGTGAGGGGTCTCTGGCAAACCCCCTATAGAAATGTCATAGTATTATATTACCATGACATTTCTCTATAGGGTATGGAAAAGACACCTCATATGTCCTCACACCCTCACTGAGAGTGTCCCGATCACCTAAATCCAAAATACAAAAGTGAGAGTGTCTGAGAGCATCCTAACCACCACACCGCCATTATGTTGCGGCATGTGAGAGCGTGTATTTCACTCCGCCAGCAAAGTGTCGAAAAACACTGAGAGTATATGAGAGCATCATGAACACTCCTCTCCAAGAATGCATCTCCCGCGTTGCGCAAATCCATCAAGAGTCCAACATTCTCACCCGCATCGATAAGTTGCATCACGAAATGCATACAGCACGCAACGACCCGCGTTCCGCAGCCTACGCCACAGACCAATGGCGGCTTGCTCAATCTGTGGCAGCGCAAAAGTTCGCCGAGCTGAACGGCTGGACGGTCGCTAAGGAGTTCTCGATCGACGCCCTCATTGCCGGTCGCGCGCACGACGGCGCCCCGAGCATCGCAAACTACGCCCAACGCCGCCAGATCGTCCGCCCGCTCATGGACCATAGCGAGTATTTTCGCATAAAGCGCACCGGCCGCGGCGCGGCCCCGACAGTCGCCATTGTCGCCCACCTCTACGAAACCACGCCGGAAGAGATCCGCGCCATCCTCGCCGACATGGAATTGCAGCTCGAAGCCCACTTCCCGCCCAACCCCATGGCTTCATGGTACGTGCCCGACGGCGCCCTCTGCGTCTGCTACACCCGCCCCTCTGTGGCGGTGAAATGGCTGCCCGAGCAGGCCGTCAGTCCTTGACCAGCATCCACTTGCCCGCATGCTTAATCGTACCCGTGCGCACGATTCGACGGGGAGCGTAGTCGCGGCTGTTGTGCATCGCGCGCAGCCAGCACTGAAACCGAAATCGATCAATGTTCCCACCCGGGCCGCCTGCCACGCCCAGCAATGCAAGAAACAGCGCCGAGCTTTTCGACATCGAAAGATTCAAGTTCAACGCCTGCATCCTATTCGGCGTCATGCCGGTCGCGATCTGAATAATTTCCTCCGCGGTATACGGAACATCAAACTTCAAGACCTCTTCCCACTGCGCAAGCACGTCCAATATCAAATCACGCTGAGCATCACCTTGCTGTAGTCGTTCGGTTGTCGCGCAAGGGTCGGCTTCACCGAGCCAAATCAAGGCTTCACGCACGCATGCGGACCAGTCCTCAAAGCTCCCGAGCGGCGTCACGTGAACCCCGGCTGTAGCCCGCGCCAGCCGCCACGCGCGAAGAATGGTGAGGATGGCAATCACAATCTTACCGCGCTCAGCGCTGATAACTTCAAGCAATGGCGGCCCGGGAAATTCACGATACTCTGGACGATCGGTCTTGGCGTCGATCTCACTAATGATCATGCGGCGGCGCATGCCCCCTCTTCCTGTGACGGACAAATTGATGCCGGTCGCACACATAAATGTGCTAGTCAGAACGCGAACCGTCTTTGACTTGCCCAAAATCCGCAGCATTGCGGACCTTTGCGTAAGCATCATGTTAAAGAAATCGCCCTCCAGCGGGCGCGAGACGTTGTCGAAGAAGATTATTTGCGGGTCGCCAATAAGCGCCGACCCCAGTCGCTTTTCGTTTTCTTCTTCATCCTTGCGGTAGGTGGTCCCGGCCGCGGTGTCGCCAGTCAGAACCATGGAGATGGCGTCGACCAGAAGCCCCTTTCCATGTCCCGCCCCCGGCGCGCTAAATCCGTGCAGGGGCGACGAAATCAATGTTCGACGGTGGATGGCGCTGAGAAAACCCGACAACGCCACAGACATCGAGGGATATAGGCCGGTTGGTTTCTCGTCCTCATCGAGTTGGGGGACAAATGGAAAATGTCGAAGGTACCCTTTAAGCGCCTGCAGAGCCTCCAGGGCATCTTGCTTGGTCGGCGTGTAGGACATTGATGGATATTTGGTTGTGCCAGGGTTGTACAGGATGCCGCTCGGCGGATCGTAGCCCGGCACATCAAGGATGGTACCGTCTGCGCGAATGAGAGGAACCGAACTGATTCCTTCGAGCACCGGCAATTTCCACTCGCCTTGACGCGATAGGTAGCCCCTTGCGATGTCATAGCTGCAGGCGTCCGGCTTCCACCCTGTTTTGGTTCGCGCATCCCTATAAAGAAAACGCGCAGAGCGGGTGAAATAATCACGCATGCCGTCGACGCTCATCTCCAGAAGATAACGGGCCGGTTCGCCGTGAACGTGAATGCGCTGCTCTGCTGGCTTAACAATGAAACTGCCGCGCTGATACAGCCGATTAAGAATAATAAGCGCCTGCTCAGCCTCGGTCAGTACACGTGGAAGCTCGTCAGGGTAGACATAGATCGTCGGCCACGGCTTTGGTTGCGGGCCGCTCTGTCCCTGCCCTTGTGCTGCTCCCGGCGGAGGTGGCGGACTTGGTGGAATCGGCGTCCCAAGCACCTGCTGTCGTCGCTTCTCCCGCCACTTGTCATAACAACGCTCAGCCTCTCCCGCGAGACGGCCCTCGTGGACATACCGTTCGGCGGCGGGGCCGTGTTCGATTTGCTTGATGATATCTTCGAGCGACAGGCCGCCCGCGGCAAGTTGCCAAACGAGCTGGTTGAACTCCCCGCTACGGCTGTTATCGGCGTTCTCGGGGTTCTCCTGCCGCTCAGCTCGGTTGAGATCGATCTTGCCGTCCGCTGTAAAGCACCCCTGCTTCCCGTTCTGCGACGAACGCGACGCTTTCTCGCTGTCGAGCCTTGCCACAAGCGCGTCGAGAAACAGGTCGATATTAGGCAAGTCGCCTGGGCCCAACTCAGGCTCAAATCCCGATACCGTAATGTAGCGCGGACAATTGCGGTAAACCTCGATCCCCGTCCCGTTGCCGTTGTTGAACCGGCGCTGCAGGTAGCCGCCCTCGGTGCGGCCGATTAGCCGCAAACCCGTGCCGCTGACGGTCGTCTCGCGGTATGCCCCGCCACTCTGGTCAACCAACTCCTGAGCCCACGGCTCGATAGCGCCGGTCTGCGGATCTCGGCAGCGATCGAGATCAACCGCGCCAATGCCAGCCCCGAGCAAGGTAATCCCGATGCCGTCACAGCGCCGCGCGCGAACGCTATCGCAGGCGAGGTCAAACCCTCCCCACGTTGCCGGGTTATCAACCTCGGCATTAGTCAAACCGTGCGGCCGCAGGGGTGGTTTTGTCCACTTATGGTTCTTTGCGTCCCAAACCCACTCCCAAGTCACCCACCGTGACTGCGAAACCAAATGCGCGAAAGCCGGCGAATGCCGCAAGGCGTCGAGGTCGCCCGCGTAAGTGCGAGGTTTCTGGGTCATATTCGCCTCTGACCATAGATGTTAAGAATCCATCTTTCTTGTCCGGGAGTGGGTTCCCAGCTGGGGAACTCGCTTCTCCTGAGCATTTGCTCGATAAATTCGCGCGGGTCTTTGACCTCGCCGTTTCGGGCAACGAACGGAGTCAAGTCACGATGATCGCGGCACTCGATTAGCTTGTCCTGCCAGTTGACCGCCGCCTGCCCGCGCGACAATCGCTCGATCTCGCGCCCCTTCTGCATTGCCTCACTCGCGGCGGCTTGCAGGCGTTGGTCAAGCTCGTCCTGCGACACGTAACCAACCGGCGCAACCTCCTTGCCAATGTTCTCGACGTGTTCGGCGATGGCATGAACATCGGCATGGCCGTTTTTGGCCATTTCTTTTTTGGCCATTTGGATTGCGTTATGCGTCTCACCTGCCTGATCGGAAGTGAGCGCCATGAGTAGGAGTGTGCGGAGACGGCTGGTCATCATCGATACTTTCGGCAACGTTCCAAATGACCGCACAAATTGAGACAGCGCCAATCCCGTGGATTGCTTGTGAACTTTGGAAGCAACTCCCCCGCACGCGTAGCCCGAATAATCTCGGCCGCCCGGTCCGACCAGAGCTGCGCGCGTTCGATATTGAACGGTAGCAGGAAATGCAGCCGCTCGCAGTTGTTGGCGTTCATGATCGTGACGAGCGCCGGGTTGGTGAGGTCGAGATAACCCATGTAAGTCCAGACTTGGATCGCGTAATGCGGATAAGCCTTTTCGATCCCGTCACGCTCGATGTCGGTAAAACCCTTGTGGTTCAGGGCTTTGTGCTCAAAGATGCACGGATAGACCAGCCCAGGAACTTCAGGCCCGTCGATCAACACGCCGTCACAGTGCCCGCGGAATTGGCCGTCGGCAGTAGTGAACGAATTGCGCGGGTCATCCGCTGGAGCAAACTTAAAGCCTGCACGAATTAGATGCTGCCGACTAAGCTCCTCCATGAAATGTCCACGGGCAAAGACATCACGCAATCTCGTGCTGTGTTTGCTATCGACGACCCAGTCAAACTGAATTTTTCTCAAACACTCCGAACCGATCGAGGACGCGCCCAGGTACTAACGCGTGTTCTCCTGCGGCGGTTCCGCACGCTCGATCAGCTCATTGACGGCCTTGTTGATCGGTTCAAGCGACAAGGTCTTGCGGTTGAGATTGATGACGCCCATGGATGCGTTCCACCATTCGAAATTGCGCCTGCGCCAGATAGAACTCGGCGCTCTGTTCTTCCGCGTTGTACTTGGTGTCGTAAAGACGCTGCGCCTCACGACTCAGTTCTGATGGCGTCCAGCACTTACTGGCCATGTCGGCCAAGTGCCGCTGGAACTGCACGGACTGCTTGACGTTCGCGTAGCCGTACCCGATGTTCGTGCCCCGCAAGTCCACCTCAAAGCTCAGGCATCGATCGAGCACGAGCCAGCTGTCATCGATTTCGATATCTGGCCACTCGCACAGAAGTCGTCCGGCGGTTTTCTCTGCTGCCCTAAGAGTGTCGTTGATGTCAGCCATGGGCGCCGCTCCCATTGCGGATCGCCTTCATGATCTGATAGCGAGCCTGCGCCGCGTAGAACTCGGCTACCTGCCCCTCAACGTCCTTCTGAGAATCATAGAGTTTTTGGGCTTGCTGACGCAGATCGTCGGGAGACCACGATGTTCCGGCCACCATCGCCGCCTCGGCGCGAAGCTGTTGAACGCTGCGCTTAACGTGTTCATAGTTATAGCCAATGCTTTGGGCGCGAAGATCGACCTTGAACTCAAGACAGCGATTAATCACCAAGCCCTGATCGTTAAAGTCAATGCCAGGATATTGACACAGCAAACGGGCCGCTGTTCGCTCCGCAGCTTTGGGGTGACGGATCAGAGCCGCAATTTTGGGCCATTTTGGAGAGCGCCGTTTCTCAGTCAGACTGAGCGGCACCGGTTGAATAATTGAATGAGGAGCGTGCCAGCCATCCCAAACAAACCAGCAGATATCCATAGGCGGCCCCTTCTGGCCGAGGAAATCTGGTCGGAGCGGGGACGGCCAAACGCGTGTCGGATGACCAACCTGAGCAAACAGCCGTTGTCGCTCTACCGTATTCAAGAACTGGCTCTTGAGCAGCAGAGCGAGATATTGAACCCCAAGGCTGTAGGCTTGAGCTACGTACTCACTTGCAATGTCGAACGGCGGATTGGTTGCGATCGCCAGCGCCAAGGGGCTGGTCGCGGCAAGAAAGTCCAATTGCAATTGACCTGTGTATGAAATTAGGTCGCTTTCTATGATCTCAATCCCATGCGCTTTCAGGACACGGGCGATGGCGCCATTCCCTGAGCTTGGCTCCCAAATGCGTGACGGAAGGTGTTCGACCGTGCATAGCAGCTCGGTAAACTCTGCCGGAGTTTCGTAAAGGTCATTCTCCTGACGCTCGTTTGTGGCGCTGCCACAGCCCATGATCTTGGCGACAGACGACATTACTTTGCCCTTTCACGTGCTTCCATTGCCGTCTGGACCAAATCGACGGCGCGCAACAAAAATCGAATCATCTGATCTTTCGACCAGGAGCGGAGCGGTTGATCCCAGTTGACCTCCGCTTGATCGGCAAGCAGGGGCAAGATCGCGGCGACTGCACCTGCGTCCCAAGCGTCTACGCCATTCTGTGGCGGAGCCGTGCGCAGTGCGCGTTCGATGCGTTCGAGGCCTTCGTTTGCGGCTTGTTCGGCGCGGGTGCTGATCCAGGCAAAGATAATTGAGGCGATACACCATCCGAATTCGATGTCCGACAGTCGACCAATCGGCGTTCCCGCCGGGATGGCGTGCCCGGGGCCGATTAAGCCCCGAGCCGCCTTAATGGCCTCCGCCATCGCGCGGCGTTGCCATCGTTCCTCGAACTGGGTGATCTCGCCCATCACGCGGCCGCCACAGCTTGAGGATCGGAGGGAAGGCCGTCGACCTGCGCCACGTTAAACACCGTGTAGGTGCGTGGCGCGCGGTAGTCGTGATCGTCTTGCTTGCGGTCGTCGGCTTTGTGGTCGACCACCTTGACGATTCGCGTACCGTGCTCGCCCTTCCGGACTTGAGCGCCAACGGACTTGGCCTGCAGGTACGTGAGAAATCGCAGATCGGTCCAACCGCGCTCTTCGGCGGCAGAGAGAAGGCGGGGGACATTCGCCCCCGCGTAGGCGACGCCGGTGACGGCGTTGGTTGGGATCTGGGCCATAGTCAGGTCGCCCAGCTCGGCCGAGACGGAAGAGCAGCAGCACCAGCCGACGGCGGAGGCCCGTTTGACCCGGCCGGCGGAGTCGCCGGGGCGCCTCCGTCCGGTGGCGGTTGCTGCGGGTACTGCGCGAGCTGATGCCAGTCGGTGCGATCTGGCGTGATGTACTCCGCGACCGTATTCCGGGCTTGGTACACCTCGCCTGTTTTTTCGTTCTTCCGCTCCGGTTCGATAGCGACCCGGGCAAGGCAGCGCAGGCCATTCAGATCTGCGAAGCTGTTGAGCGAACGGGCTGCCGCAGCCTCCGGAGATTGGTCGTCAGGGCGAATCCCCCGGGCGCTTTCGACCATCGCCCGCACCTTGGTGAACGATATTTCGCCCGCCTTGTGGTGCCCTTCGGTGGTGCCACTGATGATCGCCCGCTCGAAGATGCGGGCTTTTGCGTGCTCGCCCTCGTCGACGACGACGTCGAACACCAACATCTCACAACCGCCATCCTTGCTTCGGGTGAGGGTTCCATCCGGGCCGGCCGCGCCTGGCTTGACCTGGATAGTGACGGGGTAGATCCCCGGCGGGATTGGCGCAAAGTCACGCTGCGGCCCGGCGGCGTTAAGGTCGATAGCCACGATTTGTCTTCTCCTTTTCGAGACGCTCCCGTCCTGTCCGCAGAATCGCCGCGGCTACTCAGTTCGGAGAGTTCGGTTCAGATTTTGCGGAGCATTCCCGGCCCGCGCGGGCAGTCACAGCGGCGTCCTAAAAAGCGGGCGCCGGTCGGTGTTTGGGTTATGCGGCGTTGGAAGTAGTCGAACCGCGATCGAGGCGTTCGCGGATGACTTCAGCGAGCGTCCTGTTGGTGTCGGCAGCGATCGCCTTCATTTCCTCATAAGTTTGGTCGGGGATACGGACGCCCACCACCCTCGGATGAGACCGATGAGAAGGTTTCTTCGGGCGGGATTTTTGACGATCGACCACGTGAACTCTCGAAGGCTAGATGGGCACAAACCCAAGGGCTGCATGCCCAAGGTTGCGCAACGCTAGACCAGAGTGGCTTGGGTCAAAAAGATAGGTAAAACGTAGGTAAAAGGGTTTTACCAAACTATTTGCGGCGACCGGAGAGGACGCCCAGTTCCTTCAAAACTTTCCGAATATGCTTGTTATCGCAAAGGGTTACCGATTTGATTGGCATCTCTGCCGGGTGCGCTTTAGCAAACCACCGTCCCAGAGCGTCCGCCCATTGCGGGACTGTCCTATGCCGCTCCCCGGTCGCCACACGCCTGCGCAATTCGGGCTCGTAATAGAGAGACCAAACTGACGGTCGACCGCCGGTCGTAAGCTCGATGGGCGTGGTCGTCGCCTCTGGTACTGTGGCGGGCGCGGTCGTCGCCTCTGGTAGCGTGACGGGTGCAATCTCTCCTGCAAAATCTGCGGCCTCCTCAATCGGCAATCCCCACCGAGCGCACCATCCCTCGAAGGCGTCGCGCAGCATCCAGCAGCGCTCTAAACCATAGCGGTCGACGCGAGAAGCAGCGCCGGGCTTCAGCCACGCGAGTTTGAAACCGACTTCGACATGAATCACCGGCCCAAGTCGGTCAGCGGCAAGATCGGCCTTGAGATAATCAATCGCCGCGTCGTCCCACAACTTAATGATATCGCGCAGCATCACCCAATCATGGGTGCGCTCCTGCTGAAATTTGAAGCGGACTTCACGATTGACCTGTCGGTCTCTTAGATCAGCTGGGTGGGAAATTATCGGCGGCTTAGCGCTAAGCGGCGCCCAGTATCGATGGCAGCCCATAATGCCCCTCCGTGGCGGGGCCCGTGGTGGGAGGGGTGCGGCGGCGGGCGGTTCCACGGAAACCGCTTTTCGTCCCGTCGGACTAGCCGCCGCGGTCGGTTTGTCGGCCGGACCCGCGATTCGCGCAAAATCAACGGGTCCAGCTTCCGACGTTCAGTGGGTGGTCACACTATCTCAAGGGCAGAACATCACCCCCTTTCCGATTGGCATGCCAGCAGCGCCGCTGCGCTCACAGCCCGCTGACGAAATCATTGCGCCGCCCTTTTCGACTTCCATCGACCTGGCCAAGTCGACAAACGTCAGGCCGATGATACTTCGGCTTGCCTTGACGTCCTGTCATCGTAACCATCCTGTTTCTGTAGATTGACGCCTGTCCCAGGGATTTCACGAGTTGTAAGTTTGCTCAGCAATTCACCCAAATCCGGCTTTTCGAGTTGGTTCAAGCGGCCGCTCCGATCTTTGGCCGGATATCCCCATTGGTTTGGACTCGTACAAACAAAGCACCGAACCGGCTTGGCGTCGCCGAAGTCAACCCACTGCATGGAAATAACTTGGTCAACAATGCCCGGTAGCTCCCTGCCGGTCTTTTGACCTTCGGCCTGAATCGCCCACTCGCCACGACCGAAATCGTCGATCTCTCGTTGCAGAACCGCCACAAACACCACATTGCGGCGGCGAATTAATTGTATCTGGTTTAACAACAAGATCATCTGATAACCCAACAAGCCGTAAACTGAGCGCACGTCCTTCTTGCCCCGCTCCGTAAAGGCCTCAGGTTGTTGATCGGCCCAGCGATGCGCTAAGCGGCTTAGGGCGGTTAGGCTATCCACAAAGATCGTGTCATATTTACTAAAGTCGGTACCTGGCGCCACCTTCTTGATCGCTTCATTATAATGCGCTTGGCTGTAAGGCATCGTTGGCGCAAAGCTGGCGTTGGGGCCGCCGATCACGCAGGCCAGGTCGCGCATGTCGGGAAAACTTTCAATCCGCAGCGTTGCAACCGGTAGATCGAGAATCGCCTGATCACCAGCCTCGATGTCCACCAGCAATGTCCGATCAAGCTGCTCGGGGCTTAGCGTCTTGAGCAACGAGGTTTTGCCCACACCGTTCGGCCCGAGAATGAGAATTTTAGCGCCGCGGGGTTCCGCTAGGCGCTCAGTGGCGCTGATGATTTTCATCGTCACAACTCCTAGGCTCGCATTCACATAGCCAAACGAGGGTCACCCTTTCGTACGCATCCGCCACAGGATGGGGGTGAACGGGCAATGCCGTCATCCAACCCGCGCGCAACCATGACTCGGCCTCGAGTGCATGCACGCTACGATAGTAGCGGATCATCGCGACCCCAAACGGTTGACACCTCCGGGTCCAGCGAGGGCCTTGATTTCGGCCATGTCGCCGGTCGCAAGATAGGCGCCCACTGCCTGCAGGAGCTTTGCCATCTGCGCTGGAGCATTCCCATCAAACCGCAGATGCACACCACCGCTCGCATGGGCGATCATCTTAAAGACCCGCTCCGCCTCGCGGTCGTCGCCCTCTTGAAGCATGAACACCGGGACCCCCTTCAATCCCAGCACCTGCGCATTGCCAAGCATGTTGTCGACATACGCCTGCTCCTCGAACGCATCGCCGACGAAAAGCATGCCACGCAGACCGCCGCTGTCGGCTTCCTTACACGCGTGTTTGAGCGCCTTGCGGATCTGGGTATGGCCCCCCTGACAGGTGATTTTAACCATCGAGCTATTGAGGTCGGTGCTGTTGCTAAACCACTGCGACGCGCGACATTCCTCCAGCCCGCGAAAATACAAGAGTTGCACTTGAACCTTTGCCGCTGCCGTGGCGGACGTGAAGATCTCGGCCTGAAGAGTGCAGGCCCGATCCCATGTCGGTTGGCGGGATGCCGTCGCGTCAAGCGCGAAGATCAAGCGCGGCGGCCCAGCATGGACTTGTTGAGTCTGTACCCGAGTGCTGGATTGCTGTCTTTGCACTGGCGCTGTCATCGTGACCTCGCTTTCACATATTTGGTCATTGTACCCCTCCTTCTCGCCTGGTCGTAAAAACACCACACTCTGTGACGGGCGACCATCAAGCAGAGAAGAGCGGACACCGAAGATCGCACCGCGTTTCCCCGTCTTGGTCTCACCTCGGTCGTGACCCGACCGAACGATCGTTGTTTCGATTATGACGCCTTGTTCGGCCCAGAATCTTTGGATCCGCAGACGGAGAAATTCTGCACCGTCCTGGCTACAGTGATCGGCCAGGGCTTTAACCATAGCTCACGCTAGTTCAAATGCTTCTGTGCCAGCCACTCGGCAAACACCTGTGGCTGCTGTTTATCTTCGACTAGCTTCCCATCCTGAATCACCACACCGAAAATTTCGACGGCACCCAGATCGAGGTGCTTACTGAAAAATTCCGGTGACAAGTCATAGCCCACATTCTCCTTCCGAGCGCGGTACGCTATATACGCATCAAGCTGACGCGCTAGCTCGATGTTTTTCGGATCATCGACGATGTCACTGTGATCGTGATCGCGGTGGGCTTCGAGCAAGGCTTCGACCAAGGTCAGGACTACTGCGAGATTGGCCACGCACATTGTCCCCATGGATCGAACAATGCGCCCGGCCATAAGATCACCAGCAAATTGCTTAGTCGTAGGATCGATCTGTTTGTGAAGCTGATGACTGACATCGATCATTTCGGCTAGTTCCGGCATCAGATTTTCGGCCAGATCATCGAGTTTAGTGATGTCTTTGGGTGGATAGCTTAGGGGTTTCGGTTTTGCTGATTTTGTCATCACATTCACTCCTTCGCTTCGAGCCAGCGCCGGTTAAGGGTAGGTTTCATGGGCGAGGTCATTTCGCATCCCCGATGCGCCGAACGACAGCACGCGGCCGCCCCCGCCCACGTGGCGCGGGATCCGGTTTCGGTTTTGCCGGCGGCGGGGCTGGGGGTTTGATGTCCGGCAAATCGTGTGGCTTGCCGAGTGCCCGAAACAGCACCATCGCGAGATCGCGACCGCCGTAGCCGAGCTTCCGTTCACCGATCCGATGCGCGGGCAGCTGGCCCGACCGGGTTAGCTGATGCAGGACCGTGGCGCCGCAGCCGAGAGTTTCTTGCGCTTCTTCGAAGCCATAGCTTCGCGTGCCGAGACCGCGGCGCTTTTCGAATCGCAGGAATTCAGGATCGTCGTAAGGATCGATGGGAGGGAGTGTAGGCACATTAGGGCTCACGGGCGGCGCGCCGGACGTTAAGTCCGCGCTAAGCGGGCCCTTGGTGCGAGGCCCTATCCGCCCGGTTCACCCGTTGCGACTGGTCTGGGTTTTCCCACCGTGGTCGCCGACAGCCCAGCTGCATCCGGGAACAGCAGCCAGTGTTTGCTGGGCCGCGACTCTAGTGCCCATTATGGCAAGATCAAGATGACGCAAAACAAAAAGTGACGAGCATTGTCCTGTGAGTACAACCGTACAAAATAACGGACAAAAAATTATTTTAACGTTCACCGAGTGTCGAGAAGGGCCTGGGAATACGCGCTAGGCGGGCTCCACAGATGAATCCCTCCGTTGTGACAACTTTCATGGAATCGATCGTCTAGTGCCGGTGCCGCTCTGCGATGGCGGCCGCCATTGCCCGAGCAGGTGTCGTTCCGAAGGACGCTGGGTGCGCGTTGGATCCGGGCCATCAAACTC